CCGCAAAGTCGCTTCTTTTGTCAAAAGGGAGGCTTACCAGAAAATAACTGATCCACGTAACATCAGCACCATAAATGGATGTGATAAACGTGATTACAGTGCTTTCATGTATGCCTTCTCAGAACATATGAAAGACTTTGAATGGTATGCCTTTGGCAAGTCACCAGTTGAACTGGCTTCCCGCGTTTCTGACATTTGTCAAAACGCTGTTTATGGAGCCGGAAACACCGACTTCCACCGTATGGATGGTAGTGTTGGTGAGGTTGCAAGGTCCTTGGAGAAAGCGTTAATGATGGCTATGTTTCGTCATGAATATCATGATGAACTGCATGAACTCATGCGTAGCCAAGTTAGCCTTACCGGACGTACGCGATTTGGGGTTACTTACCAGACATTACTAAGTAGGTTGTCTGGTAGTCCTGAGACGTCACCCTTTAACACTAGTCTTAGTGCCTTTACGGCTTTCCTTAACTTTCGCATGACGAAATGTGACGGTAAATACTATACTAGTGAAGAAGCGTGGCAACGTCTCGGTGTGTATGGCGGCGACGACAGAATGACAGCTGACGCTGATGCCCGCATTTATGCCGCAGCGGCAAAACGGGTGGGACAGAACTTGTCGTGTGAAATGATCCCACGTGGTTCTGTTGGTGTGAAATTTCTAGCCAGGCTTTATGGGCCTGAAGTTTGGTTTGGAGATTGCAACTCTATGTGCGACTTACCCAGAACAATGAGCAAGTTTCACACTACTGTAGCCCTCCCTGACAGTATCAAAGCTGTTGACAAACTCATCGACAAGGCTCACGCTTTGTCACTCACGGACGCCAACACACCTGTTGTTGGTCCATATGTTCAAGCCGTCCTTAAACATAAACCTAAGAAATTTGTGTTTAAGAATTACGGCCGCAAGTGGATGCCTGAGAGTGATCCGCATAAGCAGTACCCCAATGCTTATGCAGCTTGGATGGATGAAGTTGCCACAGCGTCCCTCCCGGAATTTAGCTTCGGACAATTTAACGATTGGATCAATGGAGATCGAACGTTGAATGACCTTATGAAAGCACCTAGCTTTCATCCCGAGGTTGAGGTTAAACCGGCTAAAGGTGACATTACGATACTGAACGGAGAGGTTATGAACCCCCCCAGCCCTGACGATATGGACACATCCCCTCCCGTTGAGGAGAAGAAAGCCCCCCCGCCAACGCGCACACGCTCTAGGGCGCGTAAGGCGAAGAAAGACCGACCAAGTCGCCAATCTGGCGCGCGCAAATAAGACAATTTGCGCTGGCGAAGGCGCTATAGTACGCCCCGCCATTGTAATTTCCACAAGAATGAATAGTATTGATATATAAAAG